TATAATAATTAATAAACTATATTATAGTATTGCTCTAATAGTATATTATGTATTGCATATTATACTATGCTTAGTATGCAATGCTTAGTATGTAATACTATGCGTCTTTCTCTTCTATATTAATTAACTTTAAGATACTTTGTGCTAATTCTTTTCTATTAATAGCAATCTCTTTATCTTTTTGTTCTTTTATTTTGCATGCAGGATTTTTAGCATTAAGTCTTAGTTCTTGATACCAAACTTCATTCTCCATACGTTTCTTCACTTTCTCTATTATTTCTTCATTAGTCATTGTCTTTCTCCTTTATTTTTGTTTCTCAAATATGTAACCAATCAAGATAGCTATAGTTTTACTTATACCTCTCTCTCCTGTTTCATGCCTTGAAACTGTTTGTTTATCTATTCCCAGTTCTGTTGCAAATTCAGCTTGTGTGTATTTTAAGCGTGTTCGTATTTGCTTATACTGTTCTTTGGTTATGCTTTCTCTTATCATTTGTTTTGTTCCTTAACATAATTTTGATAAAAATTTATTTTCTCCTGAAGTTTTTTTATTTTATGATTTGCAAAATCTAAATTACTTCCCATTTCCCTAACCATTTCAAAAACATTTTGATAACCTTTGTTATCTAAGTTTTTATTTTGTAAGACTAAGATTATTATTTCAGCACTTGTTTTCCAATCTGGTGCAATGTTTATTGTTTTGTTAGCCATTGTTTTACTCTTTCTCTTCTATGTTAAAGTTGTTGTATAGTTGCCATTTACATTCATCTAGTTTTCTAATCTCACTTAAATTTAAATCATGTAAATCTCTTATTGTGTCCAAAGCATCTGACAAAATAGAATGAGTTTCTAATATTGTTTTTAATTGTGCTGGTGTTAATTTTGACATGCCAAGATTGTTTAACTTGTCTTGTCTCTCTCTTTCAATTTCCCAGTCTGTTTTATTATTAGTCATTGTTATGTACTCCTTTAGTTGTTTAATGACGATTTAAGAAGGCTACAGACTAGCTTAAGCAATTTTATGATATAGACTAGCCTGTAACTTGTTTCGTTGCTGTATCAAAAGATAATAAAGAAAACTATGTATAAGAATATACAGAACATTAAGAATACAATAGTTTCTGCGTTTAGTTTTAATATCTCATAAAAGCAATATTTTTTTGGTGTTGCATTTTCTATATGCAGCTTTAAAAGTTTTTTATTCATTGTTTACCTCATAATCTTTTAAGTATTTTAGCTAAATCAAAAATATAATTATTTAGATGATTATCTATTAAATTCTTTTGACATTCTTTTTGAAATTTAGTTACTGACATTGAATAAACTTTATCCAATGCCTTTCCGTAATCTTCTCTTTGTTTATATGTCATGCTCATTGTTTGTACTCCTTTTGTTGTTGTGATTTACGCAAGTAAATCTTAAAAGGCTGGTGTTGCTCCAGCCTTTCGAGGTTTACTAGAATTGTTGTATTATAAAACTTTCCTTATCTATTTTTATAAGTGTTGTTTTGTCCTCTATATCTTCAAAAGTTTTATATTCTTCTCCATAATCATTTTGGAACTCTTTTATATTGGCATATTCTGAATACTCACAACAAAATGCTACATAATCCATTTCAACATCTTGCCCAGTATCTTCGCTATATTCCCATAAATAATTATAAAGTTTTTCTAATCCTTTGTAGGAAAAAACATTATTGTATTGATCTGATTTATAAAAATAATCTCTAAACATAGATAATGTTATTGTGTCTGTTATTGCCATTGTTGTTACTCCTTATCGTTGTTGATTGTTATTAATGGATAGTAAATTGTAATTATTGCAAACATTCCAGATAGCATCATTATTGAAAAGAATAAGCCTGGCATGTTTAAAGATAGTAAATAAAAAGCTGTTGGCAGCATTAAAAAGAACTGAGCCAAAGCAATTAATAATATTGTTTCGTATTTCATTAGCTTTGCTCCTTGTTTATTAGTTGCCATTCGTCAAGATACTCAGGAAAAGTTTTATCTGTGTTTATTCTTTCGTAAACTTTCATCAAATGATGTAAAGCAGCTTTACGAGTATAGAAACCATATACAACAATGTTGTTATATCTGTTTTTTAATTCATAAGTATTTTTCATTATATCTGCTCCAATTCATTGTTTAATTCTATTGTTAAGAAAAAAAGTATTCCTAAAAATGTAAATGCAAATAATGGATACATCATTACAACAGATAGCATTAAGCATACTGAACATAGTAACCAGATAATAGTTAAGAATATTGGTAGTAAGTATTTCATTAGTTTTTCCTTTGTTTAGTTGTTGTTAGTTCCTATAATAACCATTGGTTTATTATTGTCAACTATTATTATAAAAAAAGTTTGTTTTATTTTTTTCAGAAGAAAAAAGTTATACTTGCAATGTATATATATAATAGGTAAGGATAGTTTATATTCTTATTGCTATATATTGAGACAATGATACACAGCATAGTAACAAAACAGAGCAAAAACAAAAAAAACATATTGCAGCAGCAAACATTGCATAGCATAGGGTGGTATATAAAAAGGCATACACCCCAAACAAACGCCAGCGTCTGTATATATGTATTAATAACACCATAGAAACACACAATGTCCTTAAGCAAATATAAGAAAAACAAGATCATAAGCAAGATTACAGACGGATATAGTCTGTATCAGGCTTGCAAAGACGAAAA